TCGTGATGTTCTTTAATAATGTTCGCTATCTTGTTTTCTGATATATCGTCGTATAGTTCTGTCTTAATTTGTTCTTCTATGTTCTTAGTATAGTATTTTTGCTTTATGTATTGTCTTGCTTCCTCTAAATTCGCAAAAGAAGTCTTCTCTTTATCGATCAATACGTTACCTTTGGTAGTTTGCTCGATAAGGTGTCCGTTACTAAATGCTTGATCTGCGATCTCAGCTCCAGTAATATCAGACGATAACTTCTTACTAAACTGTTTAAAGTACATTACGCGTATCCACGATCCATCTTAACATAACCTGGTCTCATAGAGTCGGTAGTAGCAGCTTCTTTTTTAATCTTTTTCTTCTCATCAGTGATGCTCATCTTTTGTCCTGAACTTGATGGCTCAGAAGGTAAACGAGCAGGACCTGCACCAGAAGGATTGTATGGATCGTTCTCCATACATGAACACTTCTTAGCAGCTTCTAATAAGTCTGCGTCGAGGCCCGCTTGTTCAGCATCAATCTTTGAGATAGGATTAAACATTATTCTCCTTGATCCTCAACTGTTTCTTCTGAAGCAACTTCTTCTGTAGCTTCTACAGTTTCTTCAACTTGCTCTTCTGTAACTTCTTCAGCTTGTTCTGCATGGAACATGTTTTGAGCTACAGATACACGCATGTCTTCTAATCTAGATGATACACGTGTTGCCATCTCTGCATTAAATGCTGCATCAATAGTTGCTGCATCACCTTCAACGATAGCACTGATTAAATCTTTAACGCCTTGAGTCATTGTATTTCTCCTTATTGTTGTCCGGTACCAGGTAATACTGGATTAGGACCTTGAGTCATATCTCCCTGTAAACCTGGTTGCTGAGGCATCATTGCTGCCATCTCCTCAGTCTCTTGCTTAACTTCTTTCTCAATCTCTTCAATCTCTTCGTCAGTTTGTTTAAGTACGAATCGTTTGATGTAATTCATACTATAGTATGTACCGACATATGGTTGGATCCTATTTAAAGTATCTAACCTTTGATTTAAGATCTCAGCTTCTTTTAACTCTGCAAAGTGGTTATCTTCTTGGAAGTCAAATCGCACGTCTTGCACAATTTGTTCCCACTCATCAGGTCTAATAATGTTCTTAGCAATTAACTGGACTCTTAGAGCCTCAGAGAATAACACTGAGAACTTACGTCTAAGTCTCTCGATGAACTTATTAAACTTAACTTCATCTCGAGTAATCTCGTTACTTCTACCTAAACTGAACCCTTGATCTGGTCTCATACGAGATACAGGAACGTTTAAGCATTGATATAACTTGTTTTGGAAATATTGTATGTCTTCGATTTGGCCGAGGTTTTGACCGCCAGAAAGGGTAGTGATTTCAGTACCTTTTCCACCTTCTCTTCGAGGCATCCAAAAGTCTTCCATCATAGAGAGGTGTTTACGGTCGTCTCGTACTTCACCAGTTGCGGCATCGTAGACAACTTTATTTCTATACTTATTCATGATATCATTAACGTATTGCTCAGCTTTAAGCTTAGGCAAGTTACCTACGTCAATGTAAAATATTCTTCTCTCAGGTGCTCGCGATACACGGTAGATTACCAATGAATCTTCGATCATCTTCAATTGGTTTACTGGTTTAATTGCTTTATGTAGATGACCTAACATAGTGTTAGAGTTAGCATCTACTAAACCAGAAGGACAATAGATTACCGAATCAATCGATAACTTAACGCCTTGACTTGTATTCTCATTGATACCTTTATCGTTGTAGATATAGAACTCTTCTATACTCTTAACGACGTCAACGCCTCTATCGTTCTTACCTTTTTTAATGTTCTTGATCCTACGAATCTTACGTGGATCAACGAAACGTAATTCTTGGATACCTTTAGAGATATCTGTCTCATCTAATAAGATGTGATAGTATAATCTACCATCAACATACCATGACCTAAATATGTCATGACCTTTGAAGTTGAACTTATAAAGCTTGAGGATATTATCAAACTCTTCAGTCATTAACCTCTTAATAGATGTAGAAACTTTAACATCGTCTAATACTATCTCAACCGGACTCTCATCAGAGTTAGCCACGATAGCTTCATTTACGATGTCTTCTACTGCATTATCGCAATCACCATACTGTGATACTTCACGATAACGTCTAATTAAATCATTCTCGTTCTTAATAACACCTTCAAGATCTACAGTCATGCCGTAGTAGGCAGCTGCAGCTCCTAAGGTAGATATAAGCGTCGAGCCATCATCGACTGATGGGGCGACAACGTCACCCCCAGTCTTTTTAAGTTCCTTCTTCTTTATCTCAAATCCAAAGATTTCCATTATAAACCCCTAATTATATAGTTCCAATTAAACTGGAAGTGGGAACGTACCAATTGGAGTATTAACTGAAACGTTAACTCCAAAGTTCGAACCTTGTGTACTTGTAGCTGATGTCCAGTAATTGTAAGTAAATTCAACGTCAAATAATTCCATTTGGTTAACAGCATCGTAATCAACCGTGATAGGGCCGATTGATGTTGGATACGCATCGTGGAATTTATAACTCTTAACGATAGCACCGTTACGATCCAATTGATGAACTCTTAAGTCCACTTGATAGTCTCGTGGGTTTGTACGACCGTTAGTTTGACTGTGGTTTTGTACTCCATCTGACCAAACTTCCATAGCATTTCTAATAGTAAATGTTGTATCATTGTAGATAGCTACTGTCCATGGAGCGAATACACGTTCGCCTGCAAAGTTAACCGCACGGCCTCTGTATTGGATTGGCATATTCTCAACTGTAGAAGCTGGTAATTGAGCAGCTTTACATAAGAATTGAGATTGCAAACCAACAGCAGGACCGCCAGTTACATATGCAGGAAATGTTAATTCGACACTGAACTGATTAGGACGGGCTCCGCCACCAATCAGTTGTGCTTTAAAATCGCTAATGTTTGCCATATTTTATGTCCTTTTCTTTATCTTTATTATTTATATGTTAAGCACCGATTTCTTCAAAATTAACTGAACTTCTTGCAGCAATGAAGTTAAGAGTAATAAAGTTGATTGAACGGTTAGGTTTAACATAAATATCGGCAACGAATTCATTGCGGTCAATGATCTCACCTGTATTATTTGTGTCATCACAAACTACACGGAAATCAGTAACACCACGACGACCTTGAACATCTCTTAAGAATGGCTCAACGAGGTTCTTAAATTGTGCTCTTGTGAAGCTGTCATTGAATTCAAATAATTGATACTTAGCAGCCGTAGCAATTGCTTTTTCAAGCACGATGAATAAACGACGTACGTTGATACGATCGAATGCACTTGGTTTAGATTGAAGTGTCTTATCACCGAAGAGAACTGTACCTTGACCAGGGAAATTAACAACTGGGTTAACACCGCCTTTGTAAAGGTTATCACGTTCAGTCTTACCTGGATTAACAGCAAGCTTAACAACGTTCTTAACTTGTCCACGATTTAAACCACCTGGTGACCACCATGGATCATTAGTATAGTCTGTACGCGCACATAGACCAGCGATGTCGCCATTTAATGGGACATATCTGTATTTGTCATTGTATCTGTCGTATTGATATTTGTAACCAGAATCTAACACAGCATATGATGTGCTAGGTAATGCTAAACGATATGTTAAGATAGCGTTAGTAGCGTCTGATCCAGAACCGATGATGATATCACCAGATGAATTGTCCTGAGGAGATACAAATACTACGCAGTCTTTACGAACTTCAGCCACGTTATTGATAACATGTGTTGCAACTGTTGCTGAAGCTTTACCTAAAGCAATTAATGAAATGTCATAGAGTTCATCGTTTGCGAATGTTGTAAAACCAGTCATTAACTCACCGTCTGTTGCTGTAAGGTCATCTACACCACCATCTAATGTCTTAGTAACAACAGCTGAGAGGTCTTTGAAACCTACACCAGCTGCAGCAGTTCCCCAAGCCACACCTGAAGTGCCTGAACCACCAACTGAAGTAGCTACTGATGTTGTATGATCCATCCACCAAATATATTTAGATTGTGAATTAACTACATCTTTATAGTAATTATTTGTACCATCTGACTTCTTAGCGTCGCCAGCTTTAGATACAAATGCATATTTTTCTAATACTGTACCAGCTGTGCCAGACCATATACCATCTGCATCTACTACAACGATATGTAACTCGTCGTTTTCTCCGCCTACTGAATCTGCATACGGTGAAGTACCAGGAGCTGAATCAAATTGCGTTTCATATGTCCAACCGCTGTATGTTTCTGCGTCAGCCATTGAAATTTTAATTGAGTTACCTAATGCGCCAGGATACTTAGCAGCCCATTCGCCAACAACACCTTCTCCAGCAGCATAAGAATCTGTATAAGAATCAAAGTTGTTGATCTTAATGCCTGAGATAGTGATAGAACATGTAGCTGTAGCATCTGTACCAGATGAACCAGCAATAGTTACTGAAGGTGCAGATGTATAGCCTGTACCTGGTTCATCGATAACGATAGAACCAACAGCATCTCCGTCTAATACTGCATGAGCTGTTGCTTGGATGCCGCCAGTAACGTTAGGAGCACCTAATGTAACTGAAGGAGCTGATGAATATGAGTCACCGCCCTCTGTGATTGTGAAACCTGTAACTGTACCAGTCTTTGTAACAACTGCGTTTCTTGCACCAGATGTGTCAACGCGAACTGTTAATAAGTTGTTTGTATATGCTAGGAAGTTAGCTGCTGTAAAGAATGATTGTGCTGTAGCATCGCTTGGCTTACCAAAACGTTGTACTAATACATTTTCTGATGAAATTGTAACAGGATCTAAAACTGGACCCCATGCAAACACACCTGCAAAAGCACCAGCTGATGTTGATACCGCTGGAACGATCGCAGAAAAGTCTTTCTCGATTACCGCAACTCCTGGAGATAATTGAAACGCCATTTGTTGATTCTCCTTAAATTATGATTTTTATGATATATGCTAGAGTCACCTCTATACATATATTTATAACTACTAAAAATTCAATAGGACCTGTTCGTCCTGTCCACCCCGTCCATCATCCATGAATCCGAATGGGGTAAGCTCATCCTCTATTTGTTTAATACGATTCTCATACATGACCTGCCTAATGTTTACGTTGTTTAGGTCTTTAAAGTATGGGTTTGTTGTCAACCAACCAAATAATACTAATGTCATAACCAAGTCATCATGATAGCCTTCATCTGCCTCGTATGAGCCTTTGTTGTTCTCGATGAAGGTTGATATCTCTTGTATAGTATCAATGTCTTGGACTAAGAGTCTATTCTCTTCAACCAAGGCCTTGAAGTTCATACAACCGATCCTCTTTACTTTCTTATCAGTATTGACTCCTAGTTGTGTCTTACCACCGCCAAAGCCGCCTGATACTACTTGTCCGTCTGTGTTTCTATTAACAAACAGCAAGTTCTCATACTCCATCTCAGAGTATAGGATAGATGCTACTTGTTCAGAAGAGTTAACTTCTAGTAATACGTATGCCTGATTGTATTCTGTTGCTACTTTATATATCACTGATGGGAAAAGCATAGGACTAATATTGTTGTCTCTATACTTTGCCACTTGCTTATATGGTGCTTCTGTGATGTCTACGACAGAGAACGTTGAATAGTCTCCGCCTACACCCTTAGCTGTATCTGCTATTAAGACATAGCTATGATCCTTGATAGGTTTGTCATATACATCAAGACCATCCTTACTATATATGATACGTCCTGCAGACATCCTTCCGATCACATCTGAGCGCACCAGAGTGAGTGCAGAACCAAGGAATGTACATAATACTTCTTGGTTGAATTTTAGTTCACCAAGCTGTCTCTTTTGTTGTTCTGCCCATTTTTCATCTCTTCCTGGTATTTTCCAGTATGGGATAAACAATGGTACGAAGTCATTACGTTTGTTCTCAGCATCGTTCCAAAACTTCCAAAAGTGGTTATAACCTAATGGAGTAGAACTCAATAAGATCTTTGTCGTTTCACCCGCAGATATCGTAGGATAGACTGAGGTGAAGAAGTCTTCTGCTACATTATTAGGTATGATCGCAGCTTCGTCGACGTATAGCATGTTGACAGATTTACCACGGATACCAGAAGCGCTTGTAGCTGCTGTGAACACCTTTGAATTGTTCTCAAGTTCTATATCTCCCTTATTCCATGTAGTTACACCTTGTTGTAACCATATTGGAAGGTTCTCATACATCAACTGATACCTGTATAAGACCTCACGGGCGGCGGTGGCTTTGTTTGCCAAGATCGCGACTTGTTTCGATTCCTGAAATAGGGTATACCATAAAATATACGCTGCACTAGTAGTCGTCTTACCTTGTTGACGACCTTCCATAAGGATAACTTTTCTATTCTCATGTATTACCTTCACCTTTTCCTTTTGGCATTCATACAACTTAAAGTCTACTAGACCATGATCTAGAGATATGATCTTACAATAGTTTTCAATAAAATAAATTGGGTCCTGAGCACACTTCATGTACTCTTTGATTTGTTCCTCAGTAAACGGTATATTAACACCTGCCGCTTTGAGGTTGGCATTTGCATTATATACTTTTGACATTAGAATTGGGCTTCCCAGTTCTCCGTAACAGGTCCACCAACTTCTGGAGATGTTGCTGTATATTTTCTACCAGGTACAGACATATTAGCTGTAGTGGTAAGGATGACTCCATTAGCAGTCACTGGACCATAGATGTTTGTCTTAACTGTGAATGATAGTGTATGACTTACGAATCGTCTCTCTTGGAAAGATCCATCATAGTTGTCTTCGGCAGTGATACTATTTAATATCACAGGCACGTCTTGTACTATCTCCATGTCAGGTAATGCATTGATAGATAATGTATATTCTGGATTAAAGATAGGTAAGATCTGTTCGATGATCTGTGTAGCATCTTCTTGAGTCTTAGTCAACACATATAAGTTGATATCAATGTTATATGGTGCTGGCGAGAATACAGACTTT